CCTGCGGCCCTCCCCCCCTCCCCGGCCCCTCCCCCGCCGCCGGCGCCCCGGCCGGCGGCCTCGCGGGGCGCCTCGACCGCGCCGGGGCGGGCGCCGTGGCCGGCGCCGGAGCCGGGCCCGCGGCCGGCGTCGGACCCGCAGCCGGAGCCGTCGCCGTAGCCGGAGCCGGAGCCGTAGCCGGAGCCGTCGCCGTAGCCGGAGCCGTAGCCGTCGCCGTAGCCGTCGCCGGAGCCGGAGCCGTAGCCGTAGCCGTAGCCGAAGCCGTAGCCGAAGCCGTAGCCGGAGCCGGAGCCGTCGCGGCTCAATTCCTGCGGAACTGAGCCGCGAAGAACTACCGCGCCCACGGCGCAGACTCCCACGCCTTCACCGCTTCCGGCGTGCATTCCGCGACGCACGTGATGTCACGAACTTCGATGTCCGCAGCCGGCCCGACTCGCGCGCCACTCTGCGGCCCCATGCTCGCGAGACCGAGGAAGCCCTTGTTGCCAGCGGGCCAATACACGCAGTTACGCGCGGCTCGCAGCGCGATGACGTTGCCATCGGTCTTCTTGGCGTATCCGAAGAACACGCCGCGATGCGTGGTCGTCACCAACACTGCTCGTTCTTTTGCTTTCGTTGCCATTTGATCTAGCGCTCCTTTGCGCTTGGGAAAGGGTTCTCTCAAAACTCAGCCACGAAACGGGCGCCCGTCCTTGCCGAGCTTGGCGCCGATTACGCAGTCGCGGATATTCGCCCCGGTCACGTACATCTCGACTCCACTGCCATTGAGGTAGCGAAGCGTGAACGGGTGCTCGCCAACGTCGTCCTCGACGAACGAGGTGGCGTTGTGTTGCAACCAGTCGAGCATTTCTGAATCGGTCATGCGGGTGTCCTCAACAAGCGCCGGACCAATCGCCGGCATCGTCTTCAAACTCAATCACGTCGTTCTCGTCGCGATCCCTGAGCCAGTCGCGCACAGATCTACGGGCCTCTTCCTGCTCGGTTCTCGGGACGAACTCCGCTTGCGTTTCGCTCGGCTCGCGGCCCCAGGGCATACGCTTGTTCATGCCAAGAAAGCGGCGGCCCCGGCTCATAGCCCCAGCTCGGCCTTGCGGTCCGTATAGACAGTTTCAGTATCGAGCGGCACCTCTCGGTCGCGCTCGGCGTAAGCGTCCTGCACGAGCCGCCACGTCGTCTCGAGCGTCTGAGCCGTAGCCGTCTTGATGCACTCCACGGCCCACGGGTCGATGTCCTCGGGGGCTTGGTTCTTGGAGGCGTCGAGCAGCTTCTTGATGGCCGAGCGCTCCCATGAGCGCAGCTCGCCCCATACGAACAACTGTTCGTCGCTCGTGAGCGACGCCCAAATCTTCTGGAGCTCGACGCCGTTCTCGGCCTTGACCGCCGCAAGGGCGCCGTCGATGACTTCCCGAAGCTTCTTCGGGCTGAGTTTCCCGTCCTTCGACGGGGTGATGTCGATCGCTTCCTCTGCCGCTAGGATGTTGCTCGCCTCGTCCTCGTCGTAGATGCCGGAGAACGAAAACGCCACGCGAGCCGCCTGGATGATCGTCTTCCAGCGCAGGAACCGCTTCGTATGCGTTTGCCACGGGCCGTTAATCGTGCGGCCGTCCTTCACGAAAGGCGGCTTGTACACTTCGTCCAGATACTCGCGGATCACGATGGGATGCTCGCGGTCCTTGCGGTGAATCGTGCACTCGATCCACGCAGGGCATGGCTTCGCGCCATCGAGAGTCACGATCTCTTCGGACTCTTTGAAGTCCATCCCGTTGAACTGCGGGTGACGATTGACAATGTGCAGCCAACCATCGACACCGATCACCGGGACTATCCCGCCGTTCTTGTCGGGGTAGGCGTAGATCTCTTTCGTGAACGGGTTCAAATCGTGCTGGTTTGCCACCACGAGCAGCGCGGCCATCTGCTCGTCGCTAATCTCCGTCCCGCGCACGCGGAACGCCGTCGCCTTGAGCGTGCTCATCATCCGCTCAGGCTCGAGACCGAGACGTGCCGAGAACGTCTTGATGAGGCTCTTTCGCTCCGTTCGAGCGGCGGCGACCTCGGCCGCAGTTACTAGCTGTGCTTCGCTCACTTGAATCTCTCCCACAATTCGTTGATGGCTTCGGGCAAAGCTAAGAGCAGCCCGAAGATGCCAAGGATCAGAAGAACGGCGGTGATGTCCTCGAACATGGCTAGTACTCCAAGTCGGGGTCTCGGTAAGGAACAGGCACCGACTCGTGCGGCTCGAACGGCCCGCAGTCGATGCGCTGCGTCTCTAGAGGACGGACGGCCCACGGGAGATTGATCCCACCGCAGACCGTGTAGAACTCAGCGCCTTTCATGCGGCGGAAGTCCATAGCGTCCTCTTGGGTCTCGAACTCAGCTATGCGGCGGGTCATAGCTGCTCCAGCAGATTCAGCAGCGCACACTGCGGCGTCGGGCCGTAGCCAATCGGACAGCCGGGGCCGTCGTAACTGTTGCCGTCCCAGCACGCAATGCCAGTCGGAACCTCGTCGTACTCCGGCTTGATGTGCGGGAAGCGCTTAAGGTCGATCTCGTTCTTGCGACCGTTGGCTAGCGTCTCTGCGTTGAGCGTAGGCAGCGTGCCGAAGTCAACCAGAGCGTTAATCTGAGTGTCGCTCATGTCGTTGGGGGTGTTCACGGTTGCTCCTTTGCGGGCGCGTTGGCAGTGCATGCCGGAGTGATTGGCCTGAATTCCCACACGCCATTGATGAGGTAGTCGAAGCGGCCCTTGTATTCGGCGGTTGCTCTGCGCTCGATGCCGCAATGCACGCAACGCCGCCCAGCCCACTTGTGCCGCTTCTTCACTTGGACGCTCCTGCGCTGGATGCCACTCTGCCGCGCTTGCTCACGGGGAACTCCTTACTCGTTTCGTTCAACATGGGGCCATTATCCATATCGGCGAGCGGCTGTCAACACTTTCCGCTAACACAGCGGTTCGCCCATGTGATCCCGCTCACAATCCGGCTAATCGTGTGCTGCTTTCGGCCGTATTTGCGACCTAGTTCCGCCTGGGTGGCCTCGCGAGAGAAGTAAGCCCGCCGAATTTCTTCGGCCAGTTCTAGCGTCATTGCCGGCTGACCTGAACGGGCGTAATAAGACTTAGGCCGCTGCATCGTCGTCGGTCTCATCGTCGAACATCGAGGCTTGTTCACGCGAACTGTCGTCGACGTCGACCGCCTGCATGTTCTTCACCGCCTGCTGGTAGTAAGTGGGCTTGAGCTCGGCGCCGATGCCATAGCGACCCATTTGCACAGCCTTATAGACCTCGCTTCCGACACCCATGAACGGAGTAAGAACCCGCTCCCCAGGCATCGTGCGCAGGTCAATGAATCGCTCGATCACGTCGAGCTGCAGCGGGTGGACGTGCTTTTCTGCGTCCTCATCGTCGTCGTCTGCCTGGAACGGCAGCACATGGCCTAGACGAATGTCGTCCCATACGCTCGAGGCATAGCGGCGCCAAATCCAATGCGACCAGCGGTTCATCTTCTGATCGCCCGACCATCCACGATAGCCGGAAATATCTGACGGCGGCTGTTCCGATCCGGCGTAGTTTCCGGTGAGCCCTTGCGGGTGCTGTACCGGGATCGCCGCCCCTGGCGCACGGAACACGAGTAGCTCGTCCTGTGCGGCAACTCCGCCCATAGTCCCGTCCTCGACGATGGTCCTGTGAGCAAGGTTCTTCGCGAGCGTTCGGTTGCGCACTGCTAGCGGCTCTTTCCAAATGACATGCCGCGCAATGAACAGCCATCCGCGCTTCTGGTGCGCCCGAATCACGTCACCAGGGAAGTCCGTGTACGAATCGGAGCCAGTGTTGCCGGACGGGACGAGAGACGCATGGACGCCAACACATCGACCAGGAATGACCACGCGCATGAGCTCGCGCACGAAGAAATCGTAGTGATCGAAAAAGCTCGCGTAGTCCGGCGAGTTTGCCGGGTCTCTAAGGTCGCTGCTGTAGTGGTACAGCCCGCCGAACGGAGGCGAATATATCGCCGCGTGGATAGACTTCTCGGGCAGCGACTGCAGCAACTCCATGGAGTCACAGTTGTAAATCGCGTATCGGTCGTTCACTTCTTGGTGGGCTACGCCCATGTCGGCAACCTCATTGGCAACGTGTAGTGGTTAGAACGGTCATGCTCAATCGCGTCTTTCATGTGCGCGACGACCATGGCGAACATCTTGTCCGCCTGGTCGGATTTTTCTCTCATGTTCTCGAGAACCCTGCTAAGGCCCTCGGTCGAAATGAAGTCGATTGTTACGTCGTGGGTCTGGCCGAATCGCCACATGCGACGAATGGCCTGGTACATCTGCTCAAACGAGTGCGAGGGGAAGTAGGTCGCGCGGTGGGAGTGCTGCCAGTTAAGTCCCCATGAGGCAATGACCGGCTTCGTGACCAGCACGCGAATCTCTCCGGCGGCGAATGCCGACAATATTTCCTCTTTGCGCTCGTCGCTATCAGAACCAGAAAGCTCCGTAGCGTCGTCGATGATCTCGGCAAGCATGGAACTCTCGTCGTTCAGGTGGCACCACGCGACAGCACTATCCGCGTCCGAAAGGATCTCGGCCGCTTTCTCGCATCTGCGGCTCAATGAGAGTCGTGATTCCTCGCGCTGCTCTGCCAGACCAATAGCGGGCAGGTCGTCGAACAACATGCCGGAGCGAGCGATAGGAGCGCGCACAACGTGCGTACGCTGCACAAGGTTCGGCAGGGTGTATCGGCTTGCGTCGAAACCATAATCAGCAGGGGATCGAATGGCCCTCGCCCACGAGGCGACCCACCGCCAGAAATGATTCTCAGCGTGCGCCTTAAGCCGCCAGGTGATAGCGCCACCAGTGCCGGGCGCGTCATGCTTCGCGAACTGCGAGCGGCCGCGGCTGCTAATGGACCTGTCCTTGTTCACGAAAAACTTCGTGAGCATGTCCATGTATCCGAGATTGCCTAGCGCCTCGCTGCTAGTGCCTAGTTCGGTGTAATCGTTCGGGGCAGCGGTGGCGGTTCCGAGCAGACGGTACTCGATCCGCCGCATGAACTCGGTGACGGCCGCCTTAGTCGTCCCGTCGAACGACTTCAATATGCTCGACTCGTCACACACCACGCCACCGAACGACGCGCTGTCGAATAGGTGCAGCTTTTGGTAGTTCGTAATGACGATGGGCGCCTTTATCGCGCCGTCGCGGGATTGCGCCGCCTCGTGACCGAATCGTTCTGCGTCAGAGGCAAACTGAGCGCCCACCGCAAGAGGCGTCAGGATCAGCACCGGCTTCCCGGTTTTGCGGTGGACGTTCTCGGCCCACGCGAGTTCCATCACGGTTTTGCCCATGCCGCAGTCGGCGAAAAGAGCGGCCCGACCGCGCCGAATAGCAAACTCGACTAGCCATTTCTGGAAGTCGAAAAGATGCTCCGGCATCACGATTGGAGTAAATCCGCCAGAGTCGGCGATTTGCTCTCTGGTAGCTATGAAGTCTGTGTATTCCATTGCCAGCCCTTGGTGAAGGTAGCGCTAGATTGCACTCGCGACTTGCCACTGTCAACTGTCCGCGCTAACGCCGCTTGCGTTCGACTTTCGAGTGTGCATAATTGCCACATGGCCACAATCAATCCGCGAGAAGTGCTGCGTAAGCACGTAGAGGGTGCCGAGTCGATGCGAGCGGTCGCTCGTGACTTCGGCGTGTCTGTCACCTACATCTCGGAAGTGCTGAAGGGCACTCGCGAGCCTGGGCCGTCGATCCTCGGCCCGCTTGGTCTAGAGGTGGAGGTGAACGTACGGAAGATTTACCGCCGGAAGAAGCAGGCATGACCCGCGACTTCTGGCTAGCGGTTGCGCTGATCTTCGCGTCATTCGCCGCATACGAGACGTGGCTTAACTTCCATCTTCGCGCCGTGAACAACGCGGTAGCTCAGGCATGTTTCAAGCCTACGAGCGTTCCGCCTGTGTCGAGTCAGGCAGTGTTCTTCATCCCGAAGGAAGCGAAACAATGAATAGCGATGAGCAAAAGTATCTGCGCAAGTATGAGCGCGGCAACTGGGTTCGCTACATTCCCGGCCATGCTCGCGGCGACATGCATCACAAAGACTGCGAGGACGGCGTTGTAAGCAGCGCGTCGAATGACGGGCTAATTATCTTCGTCAAGTACGACAACGCAAGCTGCACGATGACAACCGGCGATGAGCCGTATACCGCTCAAGCCACTGACTACTACGATCTGAAGTTCATGGGGGTGCGGCGATGACCGAAAAAATGCACGGCTGGCGCTTGATTGGCGTCTGGCTGGCGATGGGCGTCTTTAGCGCTGCGTGCTGGTACGGCGTGTTTAAGCTCGTGGCGGCGGTGCTGTCGTGACCCTCCGCGAGCTGTTCAACGTCCTGCGCCGCCCTGTGGTTCCCGGCTTCGAGGAACTGCGCCGGCCCACCTTCAACGTGGATCGCTCCCTACTTGAGCGCCAGCAAGCCAAGGCCCGCGAGCTCGGGGAGAACAGCGTTAAGCCGATCTTCGTCGAGGACCAGCCCGACACGTGGGTGAAGCCGGTGGACTACGAAAACCTGCCGGTGTGATGTTCTTGCACCGAACTATGCTCGGTGTAGAATCAAAAACGGCGGCTCATCTCAGGGTAGCTCCCTGGGAAACAGCCGAACAACTTCCGCGGTTGCCGCCGTCCTCCCTCTTACGGAAGTGGTTAAGGGAAGTCGTGTCGATCAAGGTCATGGCACTCGTCTGGGAAGTTACCGACCTGAACCAATGTGAAACATTGGTCGCGCTAGCGCTTGCAGACCATGCCAACGATCAGGGCCTATGCTGGCCGTCGATGGATCGCGTTGCCGCCAAGGCACGAATCAGTCAGCGCCAGGCAAGGCGCGTCATGCGGTCGCTTGAGTCTAAGGGACTGATTTTAACGAAGCGTGGCGGCGGTCGGAAGACAGAGAAAAAGATCGTCACGAACCAATACCAATTCGACCTCTCCTCACTCCGCAGAAAGGCGGACATATTGTCCGGTTTAGGAGAGAAACCCGGACATACAGGGCCGGAAACCCGGACATTTAGAGCAGGAAAACCGGACATAGCTATGTCCGGGGAATCATCATTAACCATCAATAATCTTCAGGAAGACGCGGGTAAAACCGCTGCCGAAGAAAAACCCAAAGACCTAGCGCAGATCAGCTTGCATCTGAAAAACATGCGTAGGCGGTTAGGGAGATCGCAATGAGCGAAGACACCTCCAATGCGCCAGAGCAGATCGACCACCGTCTAGTGCAGCTAGCGCGGATCATGTCTACGGCGAAGACTCCATCGGAGTACGCAAAGCTGGCGGTGAAGAACGGAGCTGATCCGAGGTACGTGGCGATGAGGTATTTACCTGTTGAGGACCGAGAGCGGTTCATTCAGGCGTGCGAGGCGTGGAAGGCGAAGCAGGGGAAAGAGGCATGAAATTCTGCCCAGAGTGCCGCCAGACGAAGCCGCTGGATCAGTTCGCTAAGCAGGGTTTTTTCAAGGGTAAGCAAAGTTACCGACCGCGCTGCAAAGGTTGCTATGCAACAAAGGTGCGGAAAGCTCGTCACGACCAGCACGTATTCACCGAGGTATCCCCGCATGGCAAGGGGATCGTGCGAGTGAGCGTGAAGGGATGGGGATACTCAGGAGCAACACAGTGAAAAGTGCGACTACTCAGACCCAACAGGTTCTAGCGTTTCTGAAGCGCTACGGCTCGATAGACCCGCTGACGGCGTGGAGAAAGCTTGGGTCGGCGAGATTGGCCGCTCGCATCTTCGACCTACGCGAAGCTGGCATCAACATTCGGACAGAGCGGAAGGCGACGCGCAATGGCTCGAAAATCGCGCGTTACTACCTCCAAGCCTGAGCCGCCGAAGGTTTTCACTCTATGCGAGCACTGCAAGATAGACGGCCAGGCTGGATCGCAGATTTTGCCGTACTCAGTGGCGTACAAGGTTACTGCCTGGCTGCACCGAGGCTGCTTTGATGAGCACCGAGCGTCCCGTGCTGCATCTGTCGAAGCCCCGCAAGACTCGGTTCAAGGAATGCCCGATCTGCCGGGATCAGTTTGAGGTGCGGCGGTTAGCTCAGAAGACCTGCGAGGACTACCGATGCGCGATCACCTTGGGCAAGCAGATGGCCGAGGCGAAGCGGGTGAAAGAGGTTCGCAAGGAGCGCCGAGAGTACCGGGCAAAGAAGAAGACCATCGGGCAGTTGCTGAAAGAGACACAGAGGGAGTGCAACCGGTACGTGCTCCAGAGGGATTGGGCGTTGGGCTGCATTTCCTGCCACATGGGGCCGAGTTATGGCGGCCAATTTCATGCCGGCCACTACCGCACGACGGCTGCCGCTCCGCAGTTGCGATTCAACACCGAGCAAATCAGGAAGCAATGCGCCCAGTGCAACACCATGAAAAGCGGGAACGTCATCGAGTACCGCAAGCGACTCGTTGAACTGATCGGCGAGTCGGCAGTGTTGGAGATCGAGCACAACAACGGGACGGTTAAGTGGACGCGCGAAGGGTTGCTTACGTTGCGGCGGAAGTTCACTGCGATGTGGAAGCAGGAAAAAGCTAAGAGGGAGACTCTCTAATGGCCGAACAGTGGCGTGCGGTCGTCGGGTTTGATGGGTTGTATGAGGCGAGTTCGCTAGGTGCGATTCGAGCGTTGAGCAGAGTTGGCACGTATCGCGGCAGATGGGGCGACGCGCGTATGCGCTTCCCAGCTAGGCTCATGAAGCTATACGCCACAAAAACTGGCTATCTCACAGTCGCATTAAAGCGGGTCAACCTACCAGCTCAGACCAAGCTCGTTCATAAGCTGGTTACGGAAGCGTTCTTTGCCCCGCCAGGACCTGGACAGCAGGTTAATCACAAAGACGGTGACAAAGCTAACAATCGGCTTGAGAACCTCGAGTACTGCACTGCGAGCCAGAACCTCAGGCACTGCATCGACACGCTCGGCAAGAAGCGAGGCGAGCACCTTAGTTTCGCAAAGCTCACCGAGAGTGACGTTAGAAATATTCGAGGTGATAGCCGAACTCTCAAAGAGATTGCCCAAGACTACGGGGTGAGCCTTCAGTCGATTCACTACATCAAGAAGCGCAAGCACTGGAAGCATGTGGCATGAGCGACCTCACCACCGCCCAATGGCGCGAGATCGAGAAGGCCAGCGTCTACCTGCCGCAAGACGGCGGTTTAGGGCGCTACATCGGCCTAGGCGTGCTGAAGAACATCATCCGCAAGTCACGCCGCTCGTCGGATCAGAACGCTTTGCTGCACGCTCTATTCGACGAGACGATCAAGCGTGGTGGCGAAGCGCTCGGCGGGTGGACGCGCGAAGACGTGAAAGAGTGGGCATTGGGCGAGTACTGGGGGTGGGACGAGTGCAAGGCTTTTGGCCGGACTCGCCTCAAGCCGAAGCGCCGCAGCTCTCGCTTAACCAAGCAAGAGATGAGCGACTTCATCGAGTGGTATGTCGCCTCAATGGCCGAGCATGGAATATCGCTTGATCTTCCGGGAGATTTACGTGCCGCAAGCTGAGTGCCATTCAGACAGGAAGCTATACGCAAAAGGGAAGTGCAAGCAGTGCTACTCCAAGGCGCTTCGCAATTCTGGCTGGAAAAGCCCTAACAGTCCGACGTGCCACCCTGATCGTCCCCTAAAGGCCAGGGGGTTGTGTTCGCCTTGTTACCAATCTGTTCGCGATAACGGCGGCTTTGTTCCGATGCGGCGGGAGCGTAAGGCCGCGACATGCGGGCATGGCGGACGCTCAGAAGCGCGCGGCATGTGCAAGGCTTGTTATTCGACATGGAGGCGGCGACAAGACCCGGTGCGCAACGATCTAGAACGTCGCAAAGATCGCGCTGCCGTATATGGCTTAACACTGGAGCAATACGACGCGCTTAAAGCGCAAGTCAACTGCCATTTGTGTGGCCGGTATATCGCAACGAAACCGGAGCGCCATATCGATCATTGCCATGAAACTGGGCGAGTGCGCGGGATGCTCTGTTTCACCTGTAACAAGGGCATCGGAATGCTCGGAGACAATGAGGCCGGGCTGCTTAGAGCATTGGCGTACATACGTGCCGAGCACGGGATCGTGCTCGAGCTACCAGGGGAGCAG